GAAGATACCGTGGCCGTCACGACACTAAGCGATTGAACAAGCTGAACCGTTACAAGGTCAACTTTCCAAAGGTTCACACCCTGGTTGGCCCAGTTTGCAAGCATCATGTTTGTCGCCATCTTGGCGCTTTGCATGTGTTCTTGCAGCAAGGACGTATTACGCAACCCCGCCAAGTTGTAGGCGTATAGCGTCAACTCACCGAGAGAGGGATTGAAAGCGTATGTGCCACTAGTGGTCATGGATGCTATTGCGGTACGCTGCTGCTCTGAACAAACGTCGTCACAACCGATCCGTTACCGCTGGCTAGATAAACGCGGGCAAAAACCGGTACAGCAACCAGACTTCCATACTTTGTTGTTGATTGTGTAACCAAACCAGCGTCTGGCGCGGGTGACCAAGTCATAGAAGCAACGGCGACTGGATTTACAGGGTCATTGGGATCGTCGTTTGAGACCTGAATTGAATAACTGACGGTGCCGTCTACAACAGCTTGAACCGAAACTGGCCCCTGCGCCCAGTTGTCAAAGCGCACTAGGGAGCTTTCTTTAGCGTCTTGTGAAGCATCGGACACAGAAACTGTAATTGGGCGCATTTAAAAATCCTTTCTTAACACTTAACGTCCCATTTCTTTAAAGCCAGATTGATCCTGCTATTTGGATCATGTGCTGTCTTGGCTGAAGTCAGCTTTTGCTTCATGCCGCACATCCTGCTTTTAAAGTTTTCTCTCCGTTGAGCGGAGGCGGGACTTTTATGAGCCTCACCAGATGAAACAGGACGCTTGATATTATGGCCCTCTGCCTTAAGCGAGGCACGGCCTTTTTCGTTTAAGCCACCAGAAGGGTTTTTGCCTTCTTTGCGGGTCCAAGCACCAGACATAATTACCTCAAGAAAGTGGGGGGCCGAAGCCCCCACACCCCATCAATTTTCAGGATTGTCTTGTTGCTTTAGTTCTGGAGTGTTTATTTTGCTTAACCAAAAATTACACTCCTGAATAGCACCAGCGACCGCATTTAGATTTGCTTCCATCTGCCGCCGCTGGCCTTCTAAAGCTTCCAAGCGTTCTTTAAAGTCTTGCTCGATCATACCTGTGCGGACGACAAGTTAATGTAACGAATAGCTCCATTAACCAAGATACGGAGTGAACCCGTTACTGCGCCCGGAGCCGCTGTGCAAAACATTACGTTGCCGCTTGCACCAGAACTCACAGATTTTGTTGTAGTTCCGACATCAAACAAATTCAACACGCCAAGGCTGTTTTGAGCTTCGTCACCAAAACCGATGAACGCAGTCGGACGAGTAGCTCTTGAACCTGTGAAAGAGGTGAAGTCGAAAACTGCACCGTAGCAAGCTCCTGTGTTGGTGCTTGCACCCACATCCACCACTCCATACACGGCGGTGTTTAATCCGGAAATCGTGTTGGATGCGTTTCCTAAAGAAGTTTGGGCATAACATCCAAAGATGTTGCCACCAGTAACGCCTGCGGTGCGACTATTTGCAGCACCAACCAAAGCAGCAACGGTGCCAGACCAATTCGCAGCGGGGCGAACAGTAAAGTCAGTAAGGTTGTAAGCACCTGTTGCCAAATCTGTGGCATTTAAAGTGTCGTCAGAGGTGAACCCTGCGTTAGAAACGACTGGGCCAGAAAAAGTGGTAGTACCCATTATAATATCCTCACATGCGAGTTAGGCACATCTGTCTGCATGTCGTCAGCCGGGACTGTCAGATGCACCGGGATATCCCGGAAGAAACCCCCCACCGGTTTCCCAGTGGAGGGGTTCATAGTACTCGACGTTAAAGCTCTCGTCTACACGCCCGCCGTGCCGAAAACGGTACGGGGATCGGTAAAGCCAAAAGCGTAACGCTCAGTTGCCTTATAGCGCATGGAGTCGGTTTCGAAGTCACCTTCCATGCTCTTTTCGAGGCCACGGCGCATCATCAGCTTCATGCCTTCCGGAGCGTCCGTCTGGACCCACCAAGCAGTGGTGGAGGTCAGACGCGACAGGTTCGCCTGACCACCCGACAACAGACCCATCGACTTGATGGGGTTGATGTCGTTGTCAGCCGTACCGGCCCGCAGGACCGACTTGAGCAGCACTTCCGCCTGGAACACGTTGCTCGGAGAGACAACAAGTTTCAGGGGGTTCAAACGGATACGCTTGCCATTGTTGTCAACAGCGTTGCGGACCTGGATGAGGATCTGCTCAAGGGAAGTCTGCGAAAGGTTCGCAGCAGTCGAGAGCTGGTTCGAGAACGTACCGTTAACAATCGGGTGCGAAGTCGAAACCAACGAAACGCCGTCGCCGCCCGCAAACTGGCCGCCCGTGAAGGCGCGGTTCAGGATGTTGGCACCAAGGGTTTCTTTCGTTTCAATCAGGGACTGCGCCAGATGGCGCGAGTAGACCTGACCGATACGAATGTGGTCGCCGTCCTCGATCAGCACTTTGGTCAGGGCAAAAGCAAGCCCGTACACGAGGTACTGATAACGCTTCAAGAACAGCACACCGCCCGACTGATAGGTGACCGGGGTGCCGTCCGGGAGTTCCGGAGCAGCGCCAAAGCCGTACAGTACGGGTTCTTCGTGGTAGTTACGCGGGATGCCCGTTTGGGTCTTAAAGACCTGAGCGTATTCATCAGCGCGTTGATCGTAAACGCCATCAAACTCTTCGTTCAAAATTGGTTCTACAATAGAACGAAAGTCTGTTGACCTCATTGGATTTGCAGCCATGAGTTAGACTCCTTACACCGCTACTTTGTTGGCAATATACTGACTACGAGCAATCTGAACCTGCACAACCGTGTAGGCATCACCCCATGCGTTGACACCAGATGGGCCAATGCTTGGAGCCAGATTGACGATGCGCCACTGACCCTGAGAACCAGAGCCTACCAACGAAGAATTGAGGGTAGAAGCTCCAAGTCCAGTGGTCGTGTTGCCAGCGGTGAAGTTAGTTACGTCAGCTTGATCACCAATCGAAGTCTGAGCGAGCGAACCGTCGGCCTGTACTTCGTACACAATCGTCGGGTCACTGTAGTAGTAAGCAGTCATCGTACCGGCATCATAGGTTGTTTGAGTAGCAAAGAAAGTTGCTACCGTTGGACGACCACCGACTGGGGTGAACGAACAACCGGCAAACACGCCGATAAAGTCAGAACTTCCGGCAGTTACGGCTTCAATAACACCATTATTGAGTTTTACGCAGTTGCCAGCGAAGATATTTGTAGCATAACCGCTGGCAATGCCATCGATTACAGCAATCGGGCGAATCAGACCAGTCGGGCTAAAGGCTGGCCGGAACCCGAAAGGAGCACTAGTTGCAGACATAAAATGTCTTCCTTTGGATTGAGTTGATAAACCCTCTAGGACTCAAAAACGGGCCTAGAGGAGGTGCGTTGTTGCAACTCATCAAACCCATCACCCATTTCGACACTTCCACCTGCGCGGTTGGCCTGCTCACGAATGGCATTCAGCGTATCTTGCAGTTTGCCTTCTTCGCGGTTTGGCGCATCGTAGTGAAACTCTGTCATAATCTTTTGGAAAAGACTTTCCGGAATCTTGAACGCCAGCATTTCGTTCACACCAACCATGCCCGCATACTCACCCGTCTTTAGTGTCGCCATATGCCAGCCATGAATTTCTTCAGGCTTGATCGGCTCATAACCTAAACGGATGCGACCATGAATCGGGTCGCGAGGATTGGTAGTCGTTAGCCAGCAAACGTGAAAACCCGGAATACGGGGTAGGTCAGGTAGAGCTGCTTGAATAAACTGATTTCTGAACATTTCGACACGTTCGTCGTCAGTAAATACGCGGCTTTCGGTGACTGTGCGATCTTCCATCGCTTTGTTCATACGGCCAGCGTCTTCGGTTTTTTTAATACGATTATCTAATGACATTATGATGCTCCTGTTAATTACTGTTTCGATCTTGTTCAGCGTAACGCTTTAACATGCGCTTTCGTTTCTCAGGATCTTCCCAGTAACCTGCGTCCTCCATTGCCTGTTTACGTTCCGGAGTGATGTAAACTTCGCGCCGGGTGGAAACAGGAGCATTCTCTCGTCCAGATCCCGCCACCGGGGGACCTTTGCGTTTTGGGGCTGACTGGCTCACAGATGAGTTCCTTTGATAACGATGTGGAAGATATTTACTCGCTCTTGAGTCAAGCTCTTCCCAGTACTCTTCTGTGCGCGGATCCCAGCCTTCTGCTGTTAACTTATCATCAATCGTCCTTACAACCAAGGCATCATCTTCGTTGCTGTTTTGGTCGTACCAATCGTGCTTATCCATCCATTGCTCGGCAGCCCGCTTTAAGAGCGGATCAGGGCGGAAGGATTGAGGCTGCTCTTGGGTTTGCCGAGGTGCTTGATAGTTCTGAATATGCTGCTTTTGAGCATTCAGAGACTGAGCCTTAGACATGATCTGGTCGCGGATTCTAAGAGCTTCCGCAACCGCTTGACCATTGCCAGCCTCGACGGCTTTGGCAATTACGTCTTCAGCAGAACGATAATCCCGAGAAGTCTGTTCAAGCTGCTCTTCAACAGTCTGAGCGTCACGCTTTACAAAGTTGGTTTCGAGGCCCGTAAGCCTTTGAGCCAAGTTTTGATTTTCGTAACGAAGACGGTCAATTTCTTGCTTATCGCGTTCACGGGCTTGTCTTCGTTTTTCTTTTCGTTTGCGATTTTGCTCGGAAGTGCTGAGTTTCCGCTGACCTTGCTCATCGTCAACGTCTTCCGCTTCGTTGGCAAGCCGCTCGTCTTCATCAACAGCTTCTTCAACGGGGGCCTCTTCTTCAGCAACCTCTTCAACGGGTTTATCAACAATAACATATTCTTCTTCATCATCCCCACCATTCTCATCGGCAACTTTTTTGTCTGACATGGCCCACCCCTAAATAAACGCTTTGACGGCCAGCGGATCACCTAAAAGGCGGCCAGCTAGGTCAAGGTCATTGAAAACTACGAACAAAGCCGGTTCGCCGGTTGGAGCTTTGATTTGCCAGCGGTCCCCGCCGTACTTAGGCATACGGACGAAATCTCCCGGTTGGCACCAAATACCTTCAACCCACGGCTTCATTGTTTCGCGGTTACAGAAGGCCAGAGGCCCGATTGCTCGGACAAGGCCCACTTGGGTATTCCACTGTTCAGTTTCTTTGGCATCTTCTGTCAGAATAATGCCGCCTTTAGTTTTTAGTTTTGGAGTGCGAACTTGAACCAAAATTCTCGAACCAAAAATCTCGATTAGAGGATCAACATCGACGAAAGCCTCGTCGTGCTCTTTGGTCCATTTGAAGTTTAAATTAAGTTTCTTCGTTTCTCCGACAGTAATACAACTTACTTTTTGGTTGTCACTGACTGGTGCGACTTTAAATGTCACGCTTTGTCTCCTCACGGTCATGGTAAAGGTTGTTGATTATCTCCAGCGCCTTGTGAAGACCTGCATACAAACCAACATTTTTCCCGTGAAGGAACATATCGGAAGCCGGTGTTTTAAGTGCGCTGTGAGCAAGATTTTGTTTCTCTTGCTCTAATGCTCTGACTACTTGGTTTAGCATCTGACCTACTTCTTGCGGCCAGAAGCCTTCATCATTTTCTTCATCGCAACGCCGCCTTTTTTGTAGCCAACTTTAGGCGAGTTAAGCGTCTTGGGCATTGTGCCCATAGCCATCTTCTTGTGTTGGTTAATCGCTTGTTCAGCCATCATCGTTCTCCCTTAATAAGGCCTGGGTCTAGGATTAATCCCAGCGCCGGTTGAAACGGCAAGTTTGTTGCCGCTAGCAATTTCCAAAGCAGCCAGATCTTTGGCCGTCTGGTTATCTTCGTTGTTGATACGTTCACGCGAGGCAAGATCAGCCATTTTGCCCTGAGCATCGAGCTGGATCTTCTGGGCCTTGAGGGCCTGATCCACCTGGATCTTCTGGGCATCCATCGCAGCTTTCTGCGCTGCGAGCTGGATGTCTTGAGCCGCCGCTTGCGTATCAATCTCCATGCGCTTGGCTTCAAGCTGCGACCGCATCTGGTCGGCTTGGGCCTTGCGTTGTGTCTCCGCCATGATGGCTTGTGTCGTCGGGTCCAGACCAGTCGGTTGGTTTTGTTGAGCCAGCTCAGACAGACGTTTGACGGCCTGCCCAATAATCTGCGGCATTTGTCCCAAAGCCTGCTGGGCTTGCTGCATGACATTTGGCGTAGCAGTTGCAAACAGACGGTCCATTTCGACGCTGTCTTCAATCTTGTCAGACATAAGCTCAGAGATATCCATTTCAGCCGCTTCGCTGGTGATCTCAAACATGCTGCTCAGATACCAGTAGCTGAGATGCTCCTTGATGTGGTTTAGCATCGCCGGGATGAACATACGCCCCGCCAGCTCAGACGAGCCGAAGAGAGGATTGTTCATAAAGGCAATGTGGGCCTGCAAGTGAGAGATATGGTCTTGCTCTGGGAACGCGATAACCGGACCACCCATCATCGCAGCCACGTTCTCGTTGACTGCGTTGGTTTCCTTTGGCTTCGTGTCTTTAACCAACAACGCATCCGGGTTGGGGATCTTCAGTGTCGAAAGAATGCGCTTTTCAACCTCACGCTGGTTATACAACGGGTTGTTCTGCGAGCGGGCCGCAATGGCTTGAACTTGAGCAAACCGCTGTTGTTCGGAAAAGATGTTCGGGTCCGAAACCGGCATCAAATCCAAGGGGCCTTCATAGTCAGACCGATTAACCGCCAGCTCGCCGTAGTCCGCGTACTCCGTCTTCTCAGACAGATACATGCGGTTGATGCGCGATAAGACCTTCAGAACGCGGTGCTGAGACTCATGCAAGCGAGCATGAACCGCAGAGAACACCACAAGGCCCTGCTCAATGCGGGCCATCGTCGTACCAACCGGCGCGTTAGAATTGCTGTCGGCAGTCTCATCTAGGCTGGTGCGAATGACGTTCTTGGCCGCGTCTGCCAAGAAACCCATCAGGGTCATAAGGACAGGCGAAGGCGGGTTGAACGGCATCGGCATGGCGAGCTTCTTAATGTCATCGACATTGATGCCGCCTTCGATTTCCGCGATCTGCGTTGGGTCAATACGCAACGATTGACCGCCACGATCTCCACCCTTCAACCGCAGCATAGTTACGCTGTTGTTGATATGGGCGCTGTCTAAAAGGGCGCGGAGCGAGCCGGTTAAAGCCGCAGACAGACCACCGATTAGGTGCGGCAGACCAATGCCATACGCTCCGCGCCAGGGGATAAACGTAAACTCAATAATGTGGTCAAGACGGCGGCACAGTTCGTCTTTTTCTTCCCAGTTACGGTAGATCGACAACACATTGCCGGTCGTCTTATCAATCGTAACAATGTACGGACATGTGGTGTTCTTCAGACCCTTCTCGTCATCAACATCAAGGTCCGTATAGATCTCGTAAATTGTACGAAGGCCATCTTCGTTGAACGCCGACTCATCACGACCTTCAATCTTGTCGTTTGCCCTGGCAGCAGCCGTCTGGTCAGGGACCATTGACGGCGGAACCGCATCGACATCCATGTACATGCCGGACTGAACGCGGTTCTCGTACTCCATCTCGGTCAGATACTGCACATGCGTCTGGCGCTGGGCGGTATAAAACGATGTTGCCGAATACGGCAGCAACATATCGTCAATTGGGATGAACTCAGCGCGAGGGCGGCCAGAACGGTCGTCCCAATACATCTTCATGTACTGCGAGCCGCCAAGAGGAAGCTGGGTGAGGAGCTGTTCAAGCTCAGAACGATAGTCGGGCATCTCTTCCGTGAGCTGCCAGTTCATATGGTTCTTTTTGCGCTCGGCCCGATCAATCTTTTCTTTGGTTACCGTGCCGTGGATGTGGATCTTGACGGGGCCATCTGGCGGAAACAGCTCTTTAATGGTGCGGGACGTAAAATCAACGCAAGCCTCGGCCATGACAGGGTGAACGACCTTGGACGCGCCCTGAAATTGCGCCCCGCCAGGAGCATCATCACCTAATCCAGTGCGGCGTAAACCCTCTTCGTATTGTTTGTCTCGTTTTTGACGAGCTTCTTTGTCTTTTACGACCAAATTGGTCAAATCTGTCGAGATTTTAGACAAAGAGTTGTCATCTAACGTCGCTGCAAGGTTCGTATAGAACTCGCGCTCGTCAGAATCGTCCATTTCGTCGTCACGAAGACGCACAATAGCCCCGCCATCGGGGGTATCTTCAACTTCAGGAAGCTCTTCATCGTCCACTTCGACCATTTCGCCGTCCTGGGGATCTTCCTGATCGTCTTCCATATTAGGCATGTGCGTATTTACCCGTGATTAACTGAAAGCATCATCTGAAACGCCCAGTCCCGCCAATTTTGGTACTGGTAAGGACTAGGCATATTATATTTTCGCAGTTTTGTCGCGTTAATGAAGCGTTCCCCCCAAAGTTGCCATCTTTCTTCAGAATCAACAGGGGCCACGTTCACTGTACTAGTCAAAAACGCCGTCCAAGTTGACCAAGCTGGAAACTCCATATTTCGCGGGTCCGGTATCACAATCGCTAGATTAGACAGTAAGGCAAACAGTATCGGCTGGATCACAACAGTCCCAACCGCGTCAACAATCACCGTACCAGCAGACGGGCCGGAGAGGGTAACCAGAAACAACAGGTTAGTGTCCTGAACGCCGTCATTCAAAATCGGGACAGTGATCGTTTTCGTTGCATCATCCGGGTCAAACGTAAGTACCCCGGAAGTCGTCGTGTAGTTTACCCCAGAAAGCGCCGTATCATTGGACGTACCGTAGTTAACCGTGCTCGTGCCGGTAAGGTCGGCAGCGCGGGTAACCGTCAACACAGCATTGCCCGCATTGGCTCTAACAGCAACGGTTCTCTGAATAGATAGAGTTGCGTCAACAGGCATGTCTAACGATACTGCGCCGTCTTCTTGGCAATCTTCGCAGGCTGCGCCACAAACTGCTTGCCCTGGCGCTTACCCTCACGCTTTGCCTTCGTCGTCGCCGCGTATTCCTGAGACGACAAGGCTTGAATCGCAGCCTTGGGCAAATACCGCTCGCCCGTCTTGCTCGACGGCTTGCCGCTCTTCGTGGTCCACTTCTGATCGGTCCAATCGCTCAATGACTTCTGTGACTTTTTCATTAGTCCTTATACCCCCCGCCTTTTTCTTTGTAAGATTTAGCAAGGAGCTGTGCCTTACGGGCGCTCCATTGCCCTGCCCCTGTGCCCTGAACGGCACGAGCCTTGATGCTGTTGAATAACTGTTTACGCATCCCCGGCTTGGTGTAATTCCCAGCCTCGTTGACACGGCTTAACCCGCCGGAGGCTTTGCGGATGGGGCCGCCAGAAGACTTGCCCATATGTTCTTCTTTGGGATTAAATTTTATATTAAATGGTGACTTAACCTGTTCTGGATCAAAGGCAATATAGACTTTATGTCTAACGGAAGAATCCGCAACTCTTCCACCTCCAATATGAGTTATTCCATCATGTCCCATTCCATACTGAATGCCGTCTTTGATTGTTTCTGCCCCCTCATATTTTGGGACACCATATTCCATAAGACTTTCTTCTATCATTCTGTAGACATTTTCGTTTGTAGGATTTTTTGGTAATGGAAGTTCACCCCCCAATTCATCCATTTCAAAAATATCTGGAAATGCTTTTCTCCATTTTTCTAAATTAGCTGGAGCATCCATATCAATAGGGTTTTCTATTTTTAAATGCGTTTTGTAAACAACTGGAGCTGGTTCACCGCCTTTTCTAATAATTTTTTTCGCACCTTTTCCTGAATAAGAAGACGCTACTTCTGGGTTATCTGTAAAATATGATCCCTGACCAAATAATCCATGTTCACTTTGATATGGATCAAAAGATGTAAAATCTCCACGGGATGTGCCGTGATACATATCTAATGGCTTATTGTCTGCGTCTATTACTTTGCTTTTACCAAACCAATTCATCAGGTTTTGTGTAGCATTTTCAGAAGGAACATTGACCTTCTCCGCTTTCGGCAAATACTTTGCTGCCAGCTCCACTAGCTCTTCAGCTCCAGCCTTCAACAAGCCGCCCTTGCCCATATGGACGGGACCGCCGTGAGATTTGAGGAGGTCGGGTTCGGTCGGGTCAAACGTGCCACGGTTACCAATGGCGGATTTGATCTGTGTAGGTTCAAAAGCAACATAAGCCGTGCCGTCTTTTAGACCATCACAAGTGCTTCCCGTCCACATGGCAATTAAGAAACCCTTTGTGCCTGGAAATTCTTTAATAACTAAACCGATGCTTGACAATTATGCTGCGGAGTTGAAAGCAACAAACAGCCACCTTAGTGACTCTGATTTTAAATATTGGGCGGCTGGAAAAGTTAAAGACTTTGCAAAAGAAAAAAGAGTGTCGATAAATGCCTTAAACGGCAATGGCATGGCCTATCAGCGTGTTCTAAAAGCTGGTGGCTATGATGGTCTAAAAGACGGCACGGCTTATGTTGCTTTTGAACCTACA